TGTGCGGTTCTTGCGGAGCCCATCTAAAGAGTTGTCTTTCATCATATAGAATGAAGGAGTACGCACCTTCCCATGCCAGAAACGCTCTTTCATAAGGATTTTATTCGAAGAGATACGACACGCGTCAGCAGTGTTAATCTCAATGAATGTCCTTCTGTGAGTAATTTCTTCAGTAGGGGTAGTACTACCCATTCTATAGATGGTCTTTACTGGGCAGATTATATCCCTGAGTGAGCGATTCGAAACATTACGCGTCCTCAGAGACAGGTGGAAAGATACTCGCTTTTTCATCACCCGACGAGTTTAGTCATTTCATTATAGATGACACGACGAATCTCGTGTGACGGTGTGCGAGTCGGTTGAGCCGGTGTTGCAATACCGTTTCTCTTCAACACCTTCAGTATCTCATATAACTCGGTACGACTCAGTGTACTCACCCTATTATGAATGATTTTCGCTTTGTCAATATCGGGATAAGCGAGAAACAGTTTGTTGAACTTAGGTCCAAACTTCATAGTAACGACTTTATTACTTCGTTAAATTTGTCTCTGTCGTGTAAGTATTTATACAAGTCAGAGATATCTTTACCACCATCAAACGGCGGTAATACGACATTGCGGAAACCAGTCTCGCTTGCTAATCTTTCAGCATAAGCAAGACCCGGGGCGTCATTGTCAAGGATGATTATAACGTCTTTAAATCTAGTTCTTAAATCATTCTGTGCGTGTTCGCTCATATCGAATCCTTCTGCTTGTATTGCTACAGCAGGAATGCCAGTATTGCGCCATAAGCTCATAGCGTCCTTATAAGAAGAACAAATACACACGGTATCACCAGACTCTGGGAGTTTAGTCCATAAGCCGATAGTGGATTTATCCATGTTGGTTTGCCACTTATATCCACGTTTATTATAAGGTTGGTATATCTTATAAGAGACAAATCCTTCCTTTCGTTCGACATAAGCATATGCCAGACGATCGCAAGGATAAGGCCATAAGACGCCATTTCTTTCAATAAACATATGAGATATTGGATACACTTCCATTTGATTCAAGAAGTCTAAATCTATACCATAAGAAGACCAATAATCGATGTCGTAGGACTCCCATTGCCGTACCTTTATTCGGAATTCCTTCTTTGTGGTACGAACAACGGTTGTCCTACATTCATCGGCTATCCATTCTGTGCCTGATTTCGAGGAAAAATCATCATGTATGACGTCCCAGACATCATCTATACTAACATCTTTCAATCTGGCTATGGCTTCCAATAGCGTACCTTTCTCGCCAGAAGCGAAATCATTAAATCGTATATGTCCAGTCTCTGATTTATAGAAACTGAACGATGGATTCCTGTCTTCTCTAAATGGCGATTTCATTACGCATGGGAGGCGATAAACCTTGAAATAATATGCCAATAATGTTGTGTCGGTTATTGTCGCATTATACTTTCTTTTCTTCCCTCGACCAAACATTTTAGAACGGTAAATCTCCTAACGGATCGAAACTTGGTTTCGTTGTTGTCGTTGGTGCAGTCTTCACTTCGACTTTAGTCGTCAAATCATCAGGTTTGACGCTATCGACTTCGACGAGCGGCCCAATCTTAAATACTGTGTCGGTAAATCGCCCACGCGAAAGATCCTCAGCAAGAGTTCTCTCAAGCATAGTTGTCTTCGTTTGATACTGATTAAGGAAACAACCATCATAGATAGTTGTATACTTCCTACCATCGTGTGAATCTGTCCGGACACCTAACAGTACCTTGATTTTATTATCTTTATCGTTTTCTATGTAGCCACGAATAGGAGTGACATCGCCGGAGAGGATTTTCTTCATATCCTCAGTCGGTATTTCCTTCTTGCAGTCATCAACACTGTCTCTTGTGTTTGTCTGCCATGTCCCTGTCGTCCTATTGTACACGTCAATACTTGGCGTTACCAAGAATGTAGAGATAAAGTTGACAAGCGCTTCTTCACCACGAAGACAAGCATGATAGTTATTCGACAGCCTAGCGGGGCCATTAGAATACACAGGAATTGCTTTCTTTGCGAATTCATCTTGTGTGACCCATGCCGTTCTGCCAAACTCATCAATGACTTGTACCTTCGAGTTGTCAGAGTTAGCGACAGCGCGATTCGTCACAGGTAATGTCAGGAAGTGATAGTCATCATATCCATCATTATCCGCAGCGTCGAACTTAAGAAGGAATGTGACGCGACTCATCTTATAACTCTTACCGTCATACTCTACATCACGCATGTAATCGGGTTCTGAAGTATAGACTTCGCGTCCAAAAGCATCGTTAATCTCCTTCATCGTCGGGTTGATAGCAACGATTTTGGCAACACCGATGCCCGTTCGTCTTGTAAAGACTGGTTTTGCTGAACTAGTACCAAATGCCATAGTTATTCCGCATTATGATAGTCATCAATTGTCTTGATGACCATTGCCAAGTCATTAGGTATAAACGACTCAGCGAACATGCCATCCGGTGATTTGGCTGGCACGATAACGCCTCCTACTTTCTGGCGTTTCGTATAGAAGCCGTAAGTGATATTACCGTCAGCGTCAAATTCGCTGCCAGTAAACAGTGCGACTTCAACAATCTCTAAGGGATTATAAGTCTGGTCAACCATCTTACCGACAGTTGATATCTTATACTCGACTATATTAGTACCATCAGTTACGTCTTCTGCGTGGAACATAAGAAAGATATTAAGATCCGACCTCGTATGCTCACAAGCAGAGATTACTTGTTGCATATGAGTTCCGATATCATTAAACTTCTCATATCCACGCTCTTTGGACCTAGCGAAGAACTCTTTCCGCATTATATAAGAAACATCATCTACGACGATATTCTTCACATACGTGGCTTTCTCGCTTATATTGTTAATGACAGCAATAATACGGTCGTATGTATCCACGGGGAACAAATTCTTATTCTCCAAGGAATACATATTTTCACTTCCCTTAAAGGGCAGGCGCTTATTCAGCAGATTGAGGATAACCGTCTCCTTCGGGTCCAATGTCTTTATACTGGTGGACTTACCAGTACCGGTTTTACCGATAATAGCTACTACATTTCCCACGTTCTGTTGCGTATAAGGGAGGCGTATAGCCGTAAGCCTACAACTTGCGAATCGCTCTATCGCGAATCATATTGTAGACTTTTTCCATTCCACCGACATCGTCAGGGAGTGGCATTTCAGTGAAGAAATTCACTGCTCCATCGAAATAAAGAGCGACTATCCCATTACTCTCTCCGTCTCGATTGATAACGCATTCGAGGAATCTGATGCTGCTTCTAAGCTTTGTAATGTCATAGCCAAAATACTCCTTTAGCTCATGAGCATAAGGATTAGTTACACCCAGCATGACGTTGCACAACATGTTGTCGTGGAGGCTCTTTATCCTCCACTTCTGCATATTACTATGCAGTTCAGACTATATCTTCGCATCACTGCGCTGGGATTTCGTGGGTGAATTATATTCTCTTTTGAGTTTCATCACCTAGTCGTTTGGCCTTCTCTAACCATTTAAATTAGAGCTTGGCAAAGAGTTGTCCTCTTCAGGAGTTCCTCTTTTTAACCCAGTTTTACAAGGACTGCTATGTAGTTTGTATTGCATGCTGTCTATAACATATTCCTTTATTAGTTCAGTAAACAACTCCGAACTTTTAGCCATAATATATAACCTGCCATCTCCAAATATAGAGGTTTCCAAATTGAATTTTCGTAACAAAAACGCTCTAAATTCATTTACCTCCTCTCTGTTGAAGCACATTGTCGCTATAGTATAGCCGTTTTCTGTTTTATTTCCGTCATCCATATATAGTATTGCTAATGATAGACGAGAGAAATAATTGTTAACTAAATTTATTGGAATATGTTTTTTGCCGTTCTTGTAGAACTCTTCATAGATTGGATTAAAGTTTGGATTTGCACCAACTCTACACCAATAGGTGTCATACAATTTTCCATTACGCTTATCTGGAACTTTTCTTTTAGAATATGAAAATTTTGCGCCTAGATCTTTAAGAAGTTCTACTTTGTAATAACAATAGTCTTTTTGCCTGGGACCATGTCCAATACAAAAAGATGCATTCCTTCCAGCTCGACGCATATTTCCATCTCCAAGTAAAGATCCAATTATAACTTCCATTTCAACGTCAGATATATTCTTCGCTTTCGCGGCAGCGAGAGACTCTCTTATATATCCATGTTTTTTGCGAAATTGGAATATTGTAGCGTGATTTAATCCTAAAATCTTCGCGATTTTATAATCGCTTAATCCATCATTGAACAGTTTTTCGAACAATTCTAAGTTTTCTTCTATTTTTGAATGTACCATAACTAAAAAATTTATGGTGCAAATATAAGAAAACTTTTTAAATAAACAAATGCAATTACAAATGTTGTTATTAATCCTTTGCGAGATATTTGCTATCTGCAAGACCAGCAACAGAAGGCCGTATCTTATTCATCTTAAACGCCTCGAGGCTTTGAGTCTCTTGAGATTGCTGTTGAATAATAACCGGGATATAATTATAACGATTCCTCATTCTAATCATATACTCCGATAGCATATTCATACATTCCCGAAGAGTCTTATTCTGTTCACAGTCAATCAAACTGATATGATCGACTATAATCATCACATACTCGTTCGGGTCTGCAGGTTCATAGTAATCGAACACTTCGCGTTCATCAACAACAGCGCCATGTCTGTCGGTGATAGTGACTGTCTTCTTATATTCAGTTCCATTGTTTTCCGCATATTTCTTGGCAGAATACAAAATACCGGTAGGGTTTCTATCTGGTAGGAACGTAACGTGTTCTTCATAGAAATTAAGAATAGATTGATACCTTTCACTGCGTAACAACTCCAGTACTTCAGGTTCAATCGGCTCTTCTTCTTTAGTGGACCTCAACTCAGTAGGAGATCGCCGTATCGTCCCTTTGGACAGGACGTACAGAAGGTAGCACATAAAACGCGTTGTAATCGCTTCTTGAGTTTCCTCCAGCGGGTAGTATAATATCCTTAATCGAATCTTCTCTTGATGAGTATAAGCGTAAAACACGCTATTATATAAGAAGAGATAATTCATTATCTGAGTTTTTGCTGATTTAGTAGACCCAGAGATAAGATAATACTTTCCTTGCTCTATTCCGACAAAGTTGTTCGAAAACCTCTTGAATGGCGATGGTATACAGTTTATTTGACCTTTTTCTAACCTTTCCCTTCGTTCTTCAAGCGTGTCAATAACCCTGTCTACTAGTGAGCCCATTAGACAAGAGTGGCGAAGTTGTCATTGCCTGTACGATCACCAGCATCTACATTGTCGATGAAGTTAGCCAACTCCGAATAAGAGTCGATATAACCCTTGCCTTCGTCGTTGTACTTCACATCATCCTTCCAAATGAAATACTTTAAGGTTCTCATATAGTCGTAATGACCATTAAACGATTCCACATACCGTTTGGTAGCGTCAAGTATCTGTTCGACATTATAGCGAGGATAACGTGTCTGAAACTTACGCAACCTGCGAGAGATATCAGTCACATTACTACGCCAAGTCTGGTTAGTACCCGGCTTCATACCTTTAGGAAACAGCGAAATCATTTGAGTAGCCAATCCTTCAATAACATCATTCGTCGATGTCTCTGGAGCGCACTTCTGAATCACATCATCAAGTTCATGCATGACCTCTTCAGGCAAGAAATACGAGCCTTCGATGTCTCCATTCTTGATGATTAATCGATTGTCTAAGAGTCTTTCAAACAATAGTTTTAGATTCGAACAATGTCTGACAAGAAGCATCGCGAGGACTTCCTCGATGAATACTCCTTCTTGTGTCAGACGTCTCGAATCAAGATGATAAATCATGTTTTAAAACGGTGAGAGAATTATCCTTAATGCACTCAAGTGCAGAAAGGACATTAGACTCATCGATGGTATTCTTCGATACGAACATAACGATATTGATATCGTCTGTCGAGCAATCCATGATGTGCTTTATCAGACGACTGTCGTATTTGTTCGTGCCAAAGAGGAAGACGTTTTTGCATCCGTCAAGTAGCTCGACCGTTGCGCCAATCCGTTGACCTTCGATACAAAGGACAGCGTTATTATGGTCAGAGTATTGCTCGATAGCATACCTCAGCGACCCATCTGCGAAATCTGGCCTTACATAGTAGTTGATAAACTTCCTATACTCATCACTCTTTTTATAGTCGCAGAACATAATACTCTTTTGTTCGCGAATATTGATTTGCCAATTATGAGGAAGTTGATCAAGCGCGGCAATTCTCATCGCCGTCGCTTCCATGTTGCCAAATAACTTATTCAGCTGAGACGTAAGATAGCTCATTCTCCGGCCATACAATGGCGTTGGACTGTAAATCATACACGTAGAAACAAAGCGTCGTGCTTCGCATAATAGCTCTATTGTCTTTGGGACTTTCGCATATACTCTTATTTCGTCTTCTGTTTCTCCCTTGATTCTATCAAGGAATAAGTCAGAGCTTACATAAGCGGTATGTGAAGTTGGCCCGCCCGTTGGCGAATAAGAACAAGGTTCTATTGTAGTAAGATTCGATATGTCAACCTGGCAGAGATGGATAGATTTACATGGTGGCAAGTCCTCCTTCTCTTCCTTTAGTTTCGCCATCGCTTCCTTGATATTATTCGACATAACAACCTTGATATCTTTGATTCGCTGGTCTATTCGTGTTTTATACGATTCTCCACCAGTATCGCTGATACCAATGAAGTTGATGTCAGGGTTTGCCGTCTTTATTGCGGTAATCCAGGACGATACATTGCCATTCTGGAATACGGCCCAGACATTATCCAGGATGAGGTTCTTATACCCCCTGTAGTTGAGTATCGAAATCTCATCCTGGTTTCTGTCCATCGAATGCAGGAAATGATAGTTGATAAACACGGGTGCTAAGTCTATCACTTTCTTTAATGCATCCTTGTCGTTTCTAGCGTTAATGATTTGAAGTCGCCAATTAGCCTCAGTCTCTGTGTTTGTCGTGATGATTATCGTCTTACCATCGATACAGTCTAAGATTGACTGATATATGCATCTATGTGCAACATCTGTCGACCTTATGATTGTGATGTTCATAAGCCGCTACATTCCAAAGATCCACTTGATGACTCGGCGTAACACCGATTCTTTCTTGTCTTCGACGATGATGTCAGAAGTGACTGGTTGTTTCGGCTCGTTGATCGGCACGACAGCATCACCATGATCAGTGGCGCTGCATTGTTTCGACTGTTTTGAGATCACGTACTCACAGCCAGAGAACGTACGGCCGTTAACGTTGTCGCTGGAGTTAATGAATTCTCGGATTCCCTTAGAATAGCCATTCTCGGCTACGGAGGCGCTAAGGGCAGCAACCTCCTCGTTACTCCATCTTTTCATGAGAAAATGAATTAATAGTTAAAGGTTTTTGTATTAGTTGAGACGCCAAGATTCGAACTTGGAATGCCAGTGCCAAAAACTGGAGTGTTGCCGTTACACCACGCCTCAATGTGCGATTCGAATGACATATAGCAAGAGCCTGAGTCTTGTTCATCGCGAGCATCACCCATCTTAAATGCTTCTAAGTTATGTCATCCTCGTATAAGCCCTACAGCGTCTTATACTATACTCGTTAGTCCCATGTGTAGTTCTCTATTAGTCTAAGACCGATCTCAACTACGAGACTCCGAGAGTGCGGCTTGGGAGAATTACGATATCTCGACTTTCTGATTAACAGTCAGATGCTCTGCCTCTGAGCTACCAAGCCATATAAACTAAGATGAAAGTCCAGATTGAACCATGTCGGGTGATACAGTTACTGTTGCTAATACTCCTAATTTTGCTAGTGAATCAAGTGCTGCATCGCATGCTGTTTCTACGATTGCGTTAGGTGAATATCTTTGCTTATATTCATCCACTTCTACTTTTATATAAAATATCATAAATAATTCTTTTAAAAACCCACTCGCGCATCACTGCGAAAGTGGGAACACTAAACACTAAAACCTAGAACTAAGTAAGAAAGAAATCAGAAAGATTTCGTCGAGAAGACAGGACTCGAACCTGCGACCTGATGGTCCCAAACCACCTGCGCTACCAACTGCGCTACTTCTCGAGACGCCAGCCCAACAGCACTCCTATGGAATTACCCAATGGTCTGTCGCCTGCAGTGGCCTTCTGCGTTCACGGTTACCTCTGACCTATTTAATTTTTAGGCTCATGGCTTCTGGTTTGCTGACACTACTACAAGCCATTGTTCAGCTTAACTATTAATTCCACCCAAATGCCATATTATTCAGGAATACAGCCAATTTGAATATAAGCTTATCGTCACTGAGTTTCTCGTAGTCCTTATTCATCTCGAGAATGGATTTAACGCGTTCTTTTGATGCATATATAGTAGGAAAGCTAAAGTTGTGTCTTTCCGCGTTGTATCTTTTCGTAATGTGAGATAGTTTCTCTTCTGTCATAAGACATACTTTTTGTGTTAGTTCATAAAGGGGCCCTTATTTGAAATGCTGCATCATCATATAACACCCGAAATCGGGTTGTACGACAACTGGGCCCCTTTCATAAAAATGCAAAGAGCGTCGCTAGTTTTATCGAGTAGCGTTACACGTTGTTGAGCCACTTGCCGGGATCGAACCGACGACCTTGAGATTACAAATCACACGCTCTACCAGCTGAGCTAAAGTGGCAAATGCTGTTTAACGCACAGCTGCGACCGATGTATATGTTAAACAACCTCAAAACTCCAAATATGAATACAAACACTGAAGACGGAATGGAAACCATGTTAAGGCATCATCGGTACTACCCTTAATGGTTAGTTGCCACAGAATTCAATCTGGTTATAGTCGACACAACCGGTTTCTTTCGAGAAGCGCGGCGTAATCTCCGTGAGCATAGAGTCGTCGTCCTCTATCCAGTTGTGGTACTTGCGACACGTCATCTTGAGCGCGCAATTGATGCCTTGGCAGGCCAAAAAATCTCTATTTCTCATACCATTTCTTTTCAAAGATTATCATCTTAGTAGAAACGATATCTCCATTTATACCAATCAGATATTTAGCTCCTTTGGGAATTATGGCCTTATAAACGGATCCGTTTCCCCCCGGACATCTACACGCCAACGCTCTCGACGATAAGTGGTCTAAACACGCGTGAATGCCTTTATGGCAACGATACGAGCCATTGGGGGTTATTGGCTTGAGTCCCACCAGCTCGGACTCTAGTATCGCTTTCCCATCTTTGAACACAATTGGATATTCGAAAAATGGCGTTTCTAATCCTCGATGCGTGTCTTTGCGAAGCACCTTGAACACGGGAATGTTTTCTTCGGCAATAAGTGGTTTGCCATCTTTATGCCATCGTTTTTTCACAATGAGACACATATGGCTTCACTTTTTTATCATTTCTTTGACAAATGCCGCCAATTCCTTGTTGGCTTCTACGTACTCATAAGCAGTATGTTTCTTAAGGTTCTTCTTAATTTCCATACAACGCTTAATGATCTGAGTATATTCGCGAATGACATCAGGAGTCAATTTCTTGTCGTAATTGATTCCCTTGACTGTCGCGTGATAGCAAGAACCATCGTACAAGTGAATGCACAAGGTCTGAGAGCCAAGACTGAAGAACATGCGGTTATTCCAAAAGCCGTTTCTCTTCCAGCCGAGCTCATCTAAGAGTTCGCTAATCCTTTCCATGTTGGTCTGTTTTTAATAGTTAATTGTGGAGAATAGGAGATTCGAACTCCTGACCCTAACATTGCAAATGTTATGCTCTACCAACTGAGCTAATTCCCCATAAAAACACAGAAACAACTCTTATTGCGGCCCCTACGGATTACTCACCGCAACTTCCGCTCTCTTTCCTAGGATTTTATGGCCACTATTCACCTAGTTATAAGAACTTCACTAAGTTACTATCCTCTTATGCGCATCCGTGATAGTCTCCATATAGCGAGTTTTTGCAAGGAATATTCATTCCTGAGCGACCTTTGTTCTGTGTTTTATAAGTATACAAGCGATATTTTGTGCCTTTGAAATGTCTTATATTATGAGAAAATGGTTGTTTTCTACGTTCGTTATCGCCTGCATTGTGGTTAAGTCGGGATTTGAACCCGAAAAGACACATTTCTCGGGTGTCCGTACTCCGTAGGAGCTCTCGCCGTGCATTCCTTCGCGTCGCTTAACCATATGGCGGTGGATGAGAGATTCGAACTCCCGGTACCCGTAAGTACGATTGCTTTCAAGGCAATTGCCATAGACCGCTCGGCCAATCCACCAATAATTCAACTCAATGCGACGCCCTACGGTTTACTATATCGCATTTCTTCATTGTCTGTGCTCTTTGGGCCCATCCGTGCACTAACAGCATGGCGAGTTGAATTGTGGCCCCGGTCAGATTCGAACTGACGATCACACGCCTTAAAAGGGCGGTGCTTTACCAGCTCAGCTACAGGGCCGAAGTCTATGAGTTATGGATTCATATTCTTTTCAGTCCTCCTTTTTCTTTGAAATAAATTCGTCGAGGTTGCTCAATCCCTTTCCAATGTTAGTTAGCCCATCATCCAAGAGAAAGCCAAAAATAACAATCGCTATTGCTATCCATTTCATAATCAATCCTCCTTTACGATGATGATGCGAACCTTATCGCCTTCTTTATACGAATTATCAACCAGAAAAGTGACAGCCGGAAGAAGTCCTTGCCCAGTTATACGAGACACAACTTCTGCTTCTATCGTCTCCTTCATCATCTGCTCCTTCTGCCATTTCGCTCCGGCGATGAAAGCGTTTATCACATCACCCTCAAACGCCCAATAGTTTTCACTCCATTCCTGTTTGAAATGTTTCTTTGCCGCTTCTTCAAGGTCATTCTGGACACTTTCTTCCGACCTCTGCCGATTGTATTCTATTTCGTCGTACTTCTCGGCTGTGCGGGTGCAACCAAGTTCGTAGAAGTGACGGGCGATTTTATTTATAAGTTCCCGCCCAAATTCATCATCAAGCCCATATAAGGGAAAAACGAAGTCATCGCAAACTTTTACTATTTCTTCCTCCAACCCAAGTGGCTTTTCCGATTCAAGGGTGTCGATGACTTGTTCCGCTAAATCAAGAGCATCAATAAGTCCTTGTGTATATGGGGTTCGTGCCTTCATATACTTGCTTTGGTAGTTACGATAATGCTCATCGAGTTTCGCTTTCAGGCACTCTGCGTCAATGTATTTTGCCATAATCTATTTCTTTAAATGTTCAGCACCCCATTCGGCAAAATGGCGGGCGATGTTTGAGAACTGTTTCTCTCCAACAAGGCCGCTTACGATAATTATCGTTTTGTCCAATGCGGATGGAGAATAATCCTTTTCAAGTTTTTCCCAAGCAAGATTGATTTCTTCCTCCAGATTCATCGGATTATCCGGCTCTCTGCCTCTCACCTCGTCCATATACTTGTCTACATCAACTCCGTCCCAAGTACCTCTCTGCTTGACAAGAGCAATCTTCTCGTCAAGTTCTTTCATCGCATCGTCAGGATTAATCGGCTTTTCCGATTCAAGGGTGGAGAGGGAGGAAAGGAGTTCTTCACAAACCTCACCTTTTCCAACAAAGTAATGTGTTCTATACTTCGGTTGGTCTGGAGTTACTGAGTTGCGATAATCCTTCCATCGCCGTTCAATCTCGGCCTTTATCTTGGCCAAAAGTTCTGCGTTTGTCATGGTTATTCAGTTTGAGAAGGTCGTTGTAAAGTGATTGCATAGCAAGACGGCAAGACTCGGCGCCAACGTTATTAGGGTCATTCACTATTGCGCGAAGCATAGACATCTGATTGTCGTTTGGTTTCCAAGAAGGACGGAGGGATTTGAGCCAAGAAATATATTTTGGAACAAGTGACGGCAAACCGACAGACGAAACATGACTTCTATCCCACGATTCAAGAACAAGTTGAATACCATTCCTTATCCTCTCGTCCTCCGAACCTCGGAGTTCGGGGAAAATTTCTCTTATCTGGTCTGGAAATCCAAGAATTTCATTATCTAAAATTTCGTTAAGAATTTTTCTTGCCCGTTTCAGAGCCTCATCGTAGTCTTTCGCTTTTTCTTCAATTGTTTTCATAATGATTTTTGTTTTGTGGCCCCTGTAGGAATTGAACCTACGACCATCGCCTTATGAGGGCGCCGCTGCTAACCAACTGAGCTAAGGGGCCGAAATGTCAATGCTTCTTTATCTTATCAATAAGATTGAAGCAACACGAGGCAATGAAATAACCGAGAAGTCCGGACGCCAATATCGGCCATGCAACGACATAAACTATTGCTTCATTCCCATCTATTCCTTCCGTACGGTCAATTATGCTTACGATGATGCCGCCGATAATGAGATACCCAACTATGATTGTTAAAATCCAATACCAAGCCATATTATTTAGTATTAGAGTTTTTGTGTTCTAGCTTATTGCGTATCTTCAAGTAGTCAGGCAAAGATAAAACGCCGTTATGATACGACATCCTCGCCATCTTGATAGCATTCTCAGTACTCACACGAATCTCTTCAATGTAAGACCAATAAGAAGAAAAGCAAATCATGACATCAGGATATTCTGCTTATGGACAGGACCATTCTGGTAGATCTTATCAATGTCATAATCAGAAGGCGGATCTTCTGGGAGCTGCTCAATCTCCTTCTTCGCCTTGAATACCGAATGAATGCACAGAATTGTATAAACCAATAGTGCAATAATCCCTACGGTAATGAGCACAAGGAAAAATACTTTCATAAACGATAGAATTAGTAGTTAGTTTGTACCTCGGGTGGGATTCGAACCCACACGACCTTTTCAGGTCAGGGGATTTTCGTACCACTATAGCTTTCGCTACCAGATTTTATCTTTGATATACAGGTTGATTCTGCTATTATACTTTGATGTACAGGTCGTTCTGCTCAAAATCTGTTTGTGGTCTGGACTCTATCTTAACCATATTGAAATCTTGCAAGATACATAATAGCAATATTATTACTAAGATTTTTAGATTAGTAATTTCCTTCTAATTAGGACTACATATTATGTTATTTCAGCTTAGGTTTCTCCTGTATAGTCTCTACACACTGTCTCGTTCATGTAATGGTTGTTCGGTCGTCAACCAATTCCGATTATATTTTATACATAAACTAACATTGGCTCGGTATTGGCATGAGTATGCAGGCTCTCAACTAGTAACTGCACTCGCTGTACTTTTAGCTTTCACCGAATTAGGGAGGTTCTACTTCATAGGTTTCCCTATGAGCACTCAAATTAAGACTTTTTACTTCTTATCTTTTGTCTTATTAAATATGAAGACACGAAGATAATATTATATTATGTCTACCTTTAAGTCCCCAGTGTCTACCATTTCACCACCAAGGCTAAAGAAAAGAGCGGCTCTGATATCAAGCTTCGCTCTTAGGATCGAACACAATCGTGTTGATGACATCCATGAACGCCTTAACGTCAATGGGATTCATTAGTCTATCAACGAGAATATATTTCGCCGGGTGTGTGTATTCATTCCAATGAGAACCGGCGTTTTCTACCTTCTGCTCGTTGGTCATGAAATAAATGACGGAAAGATCTGGTTTTTCGTTCTCTTTTAGAACATGAACGAATCTTCTAGCTACCTCTTCGCTAATATTGGCGAAAGCGCTGGGTACCTTAAGCCGAATCGTATCCATCACAGTATCTGCGACTTTAAGGTCGAAGATGAACTTGGATAACTCTTCGTTTGGCACTAAGCAGTAGTAACGACGATAATAACCGTTTCTCGGCTTTATACCATTGACGAAATTCTGTGCGAAGTGATAGTAGTTCTTGAGAAACTTAGGCAGTTGCAGTTTCTCGCAGAACTTATCCATGTCTTCCGCGTAGGTATGCGAATTACATGACTGTTCCGGTGTTTCAAAAGCTTCGAAAATGCTATCCCAGAAAGTATAGCCATGACTCTTTATCGATACTACGATTAAACCGTGACCACCCCACGAGGATGGCATAACACGGTTATTGTTGAATGTATTCATCTGAATAGACTGTATAAAATGATTATTGCAATTGCGATCGAAAACATCATAGACAAACTATTACAAATGAAATCGTTTAAATCATTTTTGCTCATTGTCGATTGAAATCTGTATAGTCAATATGATATTTGCAATTATTAACAAATAGTACGTTAAGTGAAACACCAATGTAATCACTAATAATGCCAACTAACTTGTTGATATCATTATCTGCTTCTGCTATAATATCTTCAACTGTAGCGTTCTTTAGACCGTGTACTTTGAATATCACGCCATAAACACCATCAGATTGCTTATATGATTCATCAACTTTAATGGTTACACCGCATGAGGATGCAAGAACACTGTCACACTTGAGATTATCACGCATGACAGCGTCCTTTACATCATCGGTTGTACTTACGATACTTGTTAGATAGAGATTGTACCTCATTCGTAATCCTGCTCCTCAAATAAATGATAGTAGACCTGAAGTCGCTGAAACGACCACGCACGACACCACTGAAACTCAACATAGTCACACCACGCTTATTAACGAACTCGTCAACACCCAAATGAATGTTGTCTATCGTTACATCACGCCCTTTTAATGACTCGTTGATAATCTTTGGCTTATTCATGTAAATGACTATGCAACCATTGGCATAATCGTATTTGCAGCCGTTCTCGAACATCATTCTTCGAAAATCGTTAAGAGATCAATGTTAGTTGTTGGTTTATTCCCCCTTTTCCTCCTTATAGTATAAATATAAGTTTCATTTGACTCATTGTACCATTTAACTAATTGGAGGGTTATTCTACCGGCTTTATAGGCCATAGCATCAAAGGATGAGACCTCAATCTTGCCAATCTTATCAAATTCCATCCAGTATGTTTTAACGCTGCTTTTGCTTTCTTCATGTATTAATACATTACTTGGCAAATCAATGCATTGGCACTCTTTCATTGTCCCTATATTGCCTATAATAAGCACAAGCACATATACCATATACGCTATTAAGCACATCTGGACAAATAATTTAAACCATTTCATAATTGTGATTTAAAAGGGGTCTCATACCGCCGAAACGATACAAGACCCCCGACCAACACAAAAAACTAACTACTGAATGTGATAGAAAGAAGTAACTTCCCGTTTTTGATGCCAGCACTCTTCAACACGAATGGCTTTGACAAGTCAATTGGCATAAGAAGAGACTTTACATCATTGGAGGTCACTTTCTCACTACTAACTTTCTCTCTACGTTCACGTTCTTTACGACCGACATAAGTCATTAGAGCCTGAATCTTACGAATAGTCTCTAAATCACTCAAGTCAACGTCATTAGGAGTAGTACACTTGTGATATAACTGCTTCTGAATGTCATCACAAATGAACAGGCGAGGAAAATCAAATGGAGCACCATTCTTCGTGTAGAAATTGTTCCGAAGAACCATCTTCAACAACGAAGCCGTACGACCACTCGTATCCATAGCCTTGGCAGTACAAGATTGTCCAATCTTTACGAGACGACAGAACAATATTACGCTCTTTGCGGTTTTACCTAAGTTGAACTGTCTCATATGGATAAACGCTTGAAGAGCTCATCCGCAACAGCCTCCATCATGACATCAAAATCAGGATAGTTATCTTCCTGGTTGAGAACCATGACAGTTACCATCTCGGTGTAACTCTGTAATAACTTCGCGCTGTCCATCTTTGCAGCCTTATTGCGATACTTTTGTTCACGCACGGCCACAATGGAATCAATAATCTCAGACTCCTTGACGACCTGTAAGACACGATTGTCGTCGCCCAAGATAATGACACTGGAATTAGCAGAATCTTCAACTAATTTCATTACCGTTAGTTTTTAAGGTGTTGGTGTTGTTAGTTTATTCTCCTTAATACGAGCCAAGCACAACAGTGCCACCAATGTAAAGGTGATTGTCAGAGTACCAGAAATTCTCAGTCTCTGTGCTGAAAACAACATGGTTATCCATCTGGTAACCAGCCTTCTCAACAGCACGCCTGATATAAGCGTACTCTGCACTGCCTAACTCGACACAGGTGCCCCAACCAGATAACTTGGCGGTTCTATAAGGATAGAACTTCTTCACGGGGCCAAAAAGACGTACTTTCGTCATAATAGTATCTGTTTAAATTGTTATAGACTACTAAAAAATAAAATGTCGTGTTCTCGGTTTACTCATCACGACTATGAGCTTGTTATTCCTCTATAACCGAAAAGGTAGTGCATTCGCCATCAGCATATCACCAGTAGTGGCAATATCGGTACTTTAGACCGAACGTAGGAACAGTTTCATTTGGTGGTAGATCTCCACCCTACGCAAAACTGTCAGAAGATAAGCGTAGTTGCTTCGTTATTTTACTTCCGAGCCAACCTGGAAGTTGTAAATATATGCCATCTGCATTTATAGAGGCTTTGGACTCTCAATCTCTCGATTGGCTGCATTACACGCCAGCAGTCTGTATATCTCAACACTTACTGACACACGACGACCACTTAACGTCTAGCAGTGGTACGTATACATCATCGTCGCTTTAGTATAATTTATGGCATATTTAACGCAATGCCATATAGCAACCCTTTGTACCCGGGCGAAGGTAATTCACAAATGACTCGTAGCTAATCAAAGTCACACCCTATCTTATCGCACTGTTATTAGTGATAGGTTTATATGCTTCCAATCCGTATCCCACATAAAATAAAGGCGGACACAGTCGCTTTCAGCATTTCATCTCAAAACGAGGCTACTTTGACTTACTTGGACATTGTCGGCCAAATAGGATACTCTTGCTAGCGCATACTGCTATTATCCCCAACACAATAATCTTAACGCACAATTTTTATCGTAAATCGATAAATTGTTATCGTTTTGAAAGTAGTTGTTGTGGATAACCAGCGCACCTAAGCGCCTTAGTATCAATAACTTACGAGCACGAGATGAAGTAAAAACTTCAAATATTGACATCCCATAAATTACTGATAACCACCAGCGGCAGAGGAGGAAAAGAGTTAAGAATACAAACGTTTGCATAGGTTTGGGAATTGAAACAACTATACACTCTAATTGGTTTAATAAAGAGCAAAGTATAACCGTTGCAAACGGATTGTATATACCTATAATATATATATATAATATATATAATATATAATAATAGGTATAATTAACTCGTTTTCGTCCTTCTGCTATTAGATAGCGTTCTAAGTTGCCGGAGCGCCGTTAAGCGGGAGCCCCCCTGTGTGTTGAGGGGCTCCTGAGGGGCAAACCTCCGAAGTGGTTAGACCGTGAGGTCGATACCGTTGGCGTCGCAGTACGCCTTGAAGTCGGCGTTGACGGCGTCGTCGTTGATGGGTGTCGCGTCCTGCAGGTAGGTGCCGTTGAGTTGGCGACCGCCCTGGAGCATATTCGCGATTTTGATGGACGACGGGTCGAGCCACTGACCGACCTGGAGCGGGCTGTCGTTGCGGAGTTTGAGGTAGACACGAGCGGTGCTCGGCTTGCCGTCAGGACCAGCGACGAAGGCCCACGCTTCTTTGCTGACATACGGGATACCCTGGCGGTTGGTCTGCGTCCGTTCGTTCACACGAACAGCGAGGACCTTACGACCAGCGGTCTCGGCGGAGGTCAGGTTACGCACATTGGTCGGCACATAGGTGTCACCGTAAATGCGGAGGGACGGTTGAGCGGTTGCGGTTGCGGTGCTTCTGTTAGCCTGAAGCGAGGCGAAAAATCCAGCCATTGTTCGAAGTATTAGGCGTGGAATTCGGAACTCTCTGCGTCCGAAACTGGCAGGGGATACGATTTAGCACCGACGCTTTCGCGACGGCGGGGGTATCCCACCCTTGAGGGAACCCGGTGGGGGTGCTGACGGGTATCCTACGCTCATAGAAATCCAGAAAATTTTAAAAATTTAGAAAAATTTTATTTTATCCTCAACTCCCACAAATTTCGAAAAATTTCAAAAAAAATAGAAAAAATAAAAATTCCTGAATTTTGATAATTATTTATCGTAAAACGATAAAAATTACTAATCTAATAATTTTTCATGAATGCGGAGAAAATAATTTGGATATGTCATTTTTTTTGCTTATCTTTGCACCTGAAATATTACATACTAAAGGTACTGTATACTAGCTCATACAGTTGTCGGCCTAGTATCATCTGATTATAAGGATATAGCGCTAGGTCCTCACGTGGGCGTTTAGTAATAACCCGCGGCCGAAACGGTCCATAGATATAGGGGAATTTAGCTAGCCAAGAGCTATGAGAAAAGGCACAGGTAAATAGCTGTCCGGGTGGAATAACGGGGTTCTCTGAAGTTTTATGGATAGACCTGCCGGAGACGGTAAGGTGGGCTGGGCGACACCGGCCTAGGATATATTATATCTATAGGTCAAGTATTTTAAGGTTGTTTGTTTTGTTATGTCCTATTGAATGATATAATTAGCATGTATGTAGTATATGTTCTATAGATATGGCAAAGATTAAATATTTAAAAGACAAACAAGGCTCCATAGTGTTTCCAGTGACGCACGAGCGTGCGGTGAAGGATCGCAATGGTGTATTGCTTGAGGATAAGTTGAAGGGCATGATGAGGTTTATAGACCTTTATCAGTCCGATTATGAAAATTTAGTTGCTCATGGGTTATGCGACATGCATACTTTTTATTATGTATTTGGTGATTTGACTCACGAGTTGCTAAAGATATGTATAGGGGACATAGAATTATGTCGTCGTAGTGGCGGTGGTTTCCCTTATGATTTCCCGTTAATATTCTAGTAAAATGATAGATATTTCGAATTTAAACAACAAGACGCAAAATAAGGGGGCTGACGAGTCTGGTCGGCTTGCTGCTTCTGAGTGGAACACTTTGGTGTCTGCCGTAGAGGAGCTGCAAGGGTCTGCTTCTGAGTCTATCTCATACGAAGAACAAGAGCTGACGGAGGAGCAGCAGGCGCAAGTTCGTGCGAACATAGGCGCTGGTACATACAGTAAGCCATCTGATGGTATTCCTGCTTCCGACCTCGCTAGTGGTGTTGTTCCAGATACGAGCCAGTTCATAGATAAGGATGTAAATAACTTAACAAACTATACGAAGACATCGGACCTGTCAAACATGCTCAACGCCAAGCAGGACGTCATTCAAGATCTATCTACGATCCGTAGTGGTGCGTCCGCTGGTGCTACGGCATACCAAAAACCACAATCTGGCATTCCTGCCACTGACTTGTCTTCTGCTGCACAGATCTCTTTAGGCAAAGCAGATACTGCTTACCATAAGCCGCAAAGTGGCGTACCGAAGGCAGATCTTGCTTCTAGCGTACAGGATTCCTTAGACCTTGCCGACACTGCTGTACAAGCAGAAAACGTTGGTCCTATCCTTCCTCCACCCGAAACTGATGAGTTTGCGACAAAGACAAAAGTCACCCAGTTGGAGGCCGAAGTCAGTCAGTTAGGCCAACAAGTGATTTATGATGTAACTGCAAATAATGCAAGCGCTAAATTTGCTTCGTTGTCCGCATTGCTTTCAAGTGAGTATCTTTCTACTCTTATCCCTGTCGCAGTTCGTTGTGGAGGAATGAGCATTCGTTTTGTACAGAGTTCTGATAATAAGTATGTGCAATATAGACTTATAGCTGATGAGTGGAGTATTGATACTGAAGATTGGGCTATTGCTGATGAAGGTATTTATGTAGAGAATCCTGAGTTCATCTATGTAAAGACCGATGCTGAAGGTAAGATTCTATGGGCTATCAAGGTTGATGGTAGTGTCTACTATGGTGCTGGTGTTCCTCAACAGGTAGTTGATTATGTCAATGAGAAGATTGCAGAGCTTTCTCTTGATGAGTATGAGGATATGGTAGCATTTCTCAGTGACTATCTTGATAGTGACACGACACTAAAGACTTTAATAGATTCTAAACTTGATGTAGAAGGATTAGACCCTGATGCACTTAATAGTGTACAGGTAGTAGAGAATCCTGAATATATTCAAGCAACCACAGATAGTGAAGATAAAATACTTGAAGCCATTACATCAGAAGGATTAAAGCAGATAAATATTCCTATTGATACCCCCTCAGCTGCCATAGAACATGTAGAGAATCCCGAATGGATAAGTGTAACTACTGATAAAGAAGGAAAGATACTGGAAGGAATCACATCTGAAGGTAAGAAGAAGGTATTGATGAAAACTAATTTTGAAGAGGGAATTGAAGGTTATGCTACTAATGAAGATGTTGAGGATTTAAAAGAATATGTTAATGAAAAAGACAATGAAATAAAAGAAATCATTGGATATGATAATAGAGAGGAAGTTCCTTCATATTATTTTGCCAATGATTATTTGCAGAACAAAGTTGACACTATCAAAAGTATTTATAGTAAGTGTGCTTCAAATGGAGATATATTCTTCTTCTCGACAGATGAACATTGGGAGTATAATGCAAAAAAAAGTCCTGCTCTTGTAAAATATATCAGTGAAAGAGTAAAAATCAACAAATTGTTTTCTGGAGGAGATAACACACAACTTATATCACTTGGGGGGACATCTAACAAGCAAAATCCTGCCGTTGATGATTTCCTCTCTTTAAGAGAAAAGACCTTTAATGGTAAATTATATTATGCTATCGGTAATCATGAATACTTGACTGGTTATTTTGATGATCCCGATCTATTCGATAATATTGATATGAATAATTGGCATGATATGACCAGGTTTAGTGGTCTTGATGAGATTGTATATGGTGACTCCGCAAGACATTATTATTATATTGATAATAAACAAAAGAAAATAAGATATATTTTCTTATCATCATTTAAACAAAAAGAAATACAACAAGAAACACAAGGATATAGAATTACTGCTGAAAGTGATTATAATGATTCTCAAGTAGCATGGCTTCAGGATGTTGCTCTAAATGTTGAAAATGGCTGGACTGTAATTGTTATCACACATTTCTTGTCTTCTATCAACCCTATAATAAGTGATGGTCACTGTACGCAAGTAATAAGGTATTTAAGTGAAGATTCAAAAAAAATAGCAAAAGTTCTTCTTCAATATAACGGCAATGGAGAAATTGCTGGTGTTATAAGTGGGCATCTTCATTCTGATGGTATTGTAATGATTGATGATGATTATGTAGGACTTACTGGCACAGAAGCTACGGGTAAAAGTATTCCAGAAATTGTAACAACTTGTGATTCTGGTGGGAAAAATGGTTCTCAAAGATGGATTCTTAATGGAGATTATTCATCAAGAGCGGAGGGTACTATTACTGAACAGGCATTTGATATTGTTATAGTAGATAAAAATACAAAGAAATTATCATTAGTAAGAATAGGCGCTCCTGCATATAATCTCTTTGAACAAGATAGCGGTACTGGGTACTATCCGCTTAGTGGTGATGTTGAAATAAGAGAAGTTAATTATGGACAAGCATAAATTTTAAACTTTAAAACAATAAAATTATGGGAAATTGTTTAATAACTCAGTTAAAAGAGAGTGTCAATAATGACAATCTTTTAATACTTGGCGGAATGAGAATTAAGAACAATGTTGTTTCTAATCCTACCGCAAATACGCAAAGTATTACTTTTCACAACTTAGGTAATGATGTTACATTAGAAATTATAAACAATGATACCAATAACAGTCATCACTTTACAGATTCTAATCTTGAGGCTGATTTGGGTATTAGTCTGGTTTCTCCAGGCGATTGGTCTTATTATACTGTTTATGTAACACCTGGCTCTGAAATTTTAGTCAAGAAAAAGTATGACCTTCTTTCTTTGATTGAGATTACAATTGATGCGCTTATATATAACTCTTGGAGCTTCAACATTAATGACTTACAATACAATAGCATAAATAACCTTAGACTTACAAAAAGTTGCATAGGCGATGCCGTATCCTTAAAAGGAAAAGTATTTAATAATTTTCTTTATCCTGTATTAAATAGAACAGAAAGCTATGGCATTAAAGGAGGAATTAAAGGTATCATCATTAATGCATCTCCAAAGTTCATAAGTGAAGTGGGGAGTGCTTCAACTGGTAATCCTTATTTCGTTGAAGTAGAAGTTACAGATTTTCAATATGATAATCTTAATACAATTAATGCGCCACGCTCTTTTGTTGTTTCCGGTGATTTAGCTAAACTTGGTAAAAACTGTAATTTTATAAATATAGTTAAAGAAAATGTGGCTATTGTAACATGGACATATAGACCAGAAACATACGCCGCAACTGTTCTTCAGAATGTAAATCTTGGTGATAGTCTTGGAGCATATTTGAAGAATATTGCTGGATGTGACCATAGTGTTGAGCCAGAGTCAAAAAGTATTGTAATTCATGGTACTTATGATACCACAGACGCAGATTTAGCTGAAGAAATAGCTACTATCAAAGGCTGGAGCGGATATAGTATCTCTATTAATGGTTCTTTAGTATAAACAACATAATCATAGGGACACTCGCTTTAACCCCCAATTGACTAAGTTATAAATAAATAAAATGACTCATGCAGAGTCAGTATCTCGATCATAGTTTTTGTTAAAGGGAGCCATCGTGCTCCCTTTAATTGTATATATACAAAATAATTCATATATTTTGTTTAAAAAATTTGCATATATCAGATTTTTTTCTTATATTTGCAAAAATTTACATTATGGCTAAAAGAAAATCAACAACTAAATCTAATTCAACGCGCGGGCCTCGTCGTCCAAATGTCCCTAAGGCTGGCGTAAAGAACGGCACTAGATACGGAAATGGCGGTTGCGTTAAAAAGTAAAGTGTTATACAAGATATTTTTATATCTGTTAAAAATCATCCCAATGGTTATCGCATTATGCGATATCTTAAATACAATTCTTTGGCTTTTCAATATAGATGCTTGGTGGCTATCATATATCGGTGGCGTATCGTTTTTAACAATCTTGTTTCTATATATAAGTAGTTACGTATTTCAGTTTTGTGAGTATCATAGGATGTTTATACATTATGTACTATTTAACAATATTGTCAGCACGATAGATTATTACACAAAGATTGAAGTAGGGGCGATTGTTTATTTAATGATCATTGGTATGTTTTTATTCTTAATATTATACTTCCACCAGAAAGAAACAAAAAATAATAGACATGAGAATTTATAGTTTTCTTCATACAGAACTCTTGAGTCCAGAAGCACCGGACGTCATCAAGGCAAAAGTAGAGAAGCTTGACGAGCTTAAGGAGCTCTATTATGAGCTAAATGAAAAGCGTAATAAGCTTGAAAAGCTTATTGCTAAAGAAGAGAAGGAGCTGAATAGTATTCGTGGAGTTCTTTATGACTATGTGGATGAGCCTGAAGCTGTTGTTCCAGTAGAAAAGCAACAAGTGAACATATTACTGAAAGGCGTATCCACCTCAAAATTTTAGAATATGACTGCAGAGCAAATAGCTTATAAGTATAAGGATAAACCTTATTTCTTACGAATGGGCGCAGGCAAATTAGCGAAGCGACTTCATACTGACAGACAGACCATTTATAAGGCGAAAGATTTACTTCGAGCAGACATTAAGGTACCGACGAAATGGATACCGAGAATTCTGCTTCTTGATACAGAAACTGCTCCCGTTGAGGCTTATGTCTTCTCCTTATGGAAACAGAATATCGCATGGGATCATACAAATGGCCATTGGTTTATGCTTTGTTGGTCTGCCAAGTGGTTGTATGAAAGCGAAGTTATCGGGGAGAGGCTCACTTCTGAAGAAGCTTTAAAAGAGGACGATTCTCGCATCATGAAAGACCTATGGGCTCTTATGGATGAAGCAGACATTATTGTCGCCCATAACGCCCTTGGTGCTGATATCCCATGGATAAACACTCGATTCATTATGAATGGTCTTAATCCGCCGCGTCCTTATCATGTGATAGATACGCTGCAGGTTGCAAGAAAGCAGTTCGGCTTTATGAGTAATAAGCTAGATGCTCTTTGCGAGTATTTTGGTTTCCCTCATAAGCTCGATACTGATTTCGAATTATGGCGCAAATGTGTGCATGGTGACGATGAGGCTCTTTCTTATATGTTAGAATACAATAAGAATGACACTAAGGTGTTAGAGCTCGTGTATTTAAAGCTTCTTCCATGGATTAAGAATCATCCTAATATTGGCAATATAATGTCAGCAGATGAGGTTATTTGCCCTCACTGTGGCACTAATAGAGTCGAAAAGATAGATGGATATTACACGACCAATGTGAGTCGTTACGAGTTATTTAGATGTAAGGATTGCGGTACCGTCTTCCGTGGTCGTAAGAATCTCAACAAGACCGGGGATGTTGCCGTTATATCAATTAATCGATAGCATATGGTAAACAATAGATGGGCTCGGCTCTCTCAAAGCGAGAAGGCCGAGCTTCTTGGTATTTATACATCGATGGGTTATAATGATTTGGCGAGTATTATAGCTCATTATAACTCTTGTGGTGGTAAATTAAAAGCAGATGGTGGCCCAATTACTAATACTGCACAGTATAAGAGCGACGCTTATCTGTATACTCCGCCAGTAAACGTTGGAGCTCCAATAGAAGTTCCATTAAGATACAAGCCGTTGCCGGACTATGGCGATTATGTGCCACAAAGAACGACCGGTATGCTCGAGGAGATACCCATAGAGCTGGGATTAGAGGTTCCGCAAAGTGGCTATGGCGTATTAATGCCAGACGCTCCTTCTGCTATGCCAACACTCGATGCGCGACAAGATGCAGCTAGGCGTATTATGGCTGTTGAAAACTCGAAGAATAACGTTAATGGCGGCTATGACGCTAAGACCGGTAGATGGTATCCTCACAAGTCTCACGAAGGCGGTGCTGATACTATTGCTTATGGTATCAAGCTATCAAATGGCACGCCAGAAGCAGCATTAGCTCTTAAGCAGGGTTATCTCACTGATGAGCAAGCTGAGAGCGCTGTTGATACGTTAGTTCAAAAATACTATAATGACGCCAAGAAGATATACGATAAGCGTTTTGGCGAAGGAGAGTGGGATAAATTGAGTGACAAATCCCAAAGCATTCTTGTTGATTATTCTTATAATCCCGGATTATCGAAGTTTCCGAAGCTGATGGAAGGTTTTCACTCCGGTAATATGGATTTAATCAAGTCGAATTACAAGAGATATGTGAACGGAAAGGAACTTGGTAGAAACAAGACACTTCTTGCTGATTTAGATGACTTGGAAAATAACTATTCGATTTTTCGCGCAGAAGGTGGACCAATAGGGCCTTCTGGATGGAATGCCGCACGTCAATTGCTTGATATCGCAAAGCGAAAATATCTTACGGACTATGTAAATAACGGCGAGGTATATGGATATCCAGGTGATAAAGTGGAATCGAGTTATGGCTCTGGGCCAAATAAAGGACTTGTGAATTATATATTGAGTCCATATACAGGTCGCACACATGAGGACAATGATGCGAGTCTCGCAAGGAGGGCGCTGCTTTCGGAATATACAGGCATCAAAGAGGGTCTTAGGTTTGATCCGAATGACTACATAGAAGAGTCTCCTTATAGGCCGAAAATATCGAAAGACGCGGACGCGAAATACTTTAGGATGAAAGAACGCCCAGAAGCGTCAAGACGTTCTATGTTTGATTCCGTTGCTGGTGCATATAAAATTGATCACGGAATAGATGAGAATGGAAGAAAGTATGTCTCTTTCTACGACAAATGGGATTTGAGCCCTTTTTCTAAAGACAGGGGAATTAACGGGAATGATATTCCAGGAACAACGCCGGTCGAGTTATATGATAGAATTTATGAGGATGAAGATCCTGATTATTATTATAGAGTCGTTCCAGATGAAGCCCCGGAAGAATACAGAAAGAAGCGTCAATTTGTAGAATTGGAGTTTGACTCCGGCGGAAAGATTCACATCAAGCCCGAGAATCGTGGTAAGTTCACGGCGTTAAAAAAGCGTACGGGTCATTCTGCATCTTGGTTTAAGGCTCATGGGACTCCCGCTCAGAAAAAAATGGCAGTGTTTGCCCTGAATAGTAGAAAGTGGAAGCACGAAAATGGCGGTCCATTACGAGAATTTGCAAATATTTTCGATATTTTTTGATCCCCTGTAAAAAAATCGACATTTGCAATAGTTTTAGCTATTGTTTTTATCAAAAAAAATGCTTAACTTTGTACCGTCGTTAAGAAGTTACGGAGTTAAGGAATAATTATATATGTTTTGTTGCGTATAAATATTATTTAGTGTTTGGCCCTTAGTATAATGGTAGTATGGCGGCTTCCAAACCCGCTGGTTGAGGTTCGAATCCTTGAGGGTCAGCAAATCAAGTTAGGTTTATTATGAAAGGATTTAATTACGTTTACGGAGCTACTTTACTCCAAGCATTGGCAAGTGCTAATAAGGCAGGTATTACGAAAGATGAGTTCGTTTGTATTACCGAGGAGAATGGCTATTTTTGTATAGTTTACTATGATGACAACGAAGGAATTCAATGATATCCCGGTAACATATTGTAAAAGGTGCCATTCATTAAGAATTATAGCCGGAGACGGTTACCCAGACTACTGCGATAATTGCGGCAGTACAGATTTAGGGGATGAACACATCGAGGTTTGGCTCGAGGAAGAAGAAGAAAAAAACAAATAGTAATGACAAAAGTTAAAGTTGAAATGCCAGAAGAGGATAAGAAAGTCGAGGCTGTAGAGAAGAAGCTTCCATACGATGAATTACTTAAGATTGCAAATGGTCTTAATAGGACAAACGCTGAGCTTCAGAATCGTCTAAATGACGCAATGCTTGGTAATTTCTTCACTCGTCTTGAGTTCTTATTTAAGGTTCTCAAGTATGCAGACAAGTTCACTGATGATTTCGTGAAGAAGTGCATTGATGAGATTCAAGAGAGTATGACAATTCCGGAAGAGAAGGAGAAGGAATAAACAATGGGAAAGGGCATAAGCATAAATAATGTAATCAGAATCCCTACAGAAATTGGAATGGATTTCTTTAAGAGATGGTTGGAATTCATATTACCTTTTCACCATATGACTCCTAAAGAGATGGACATCGTTTCTGCTTATTTATACAAAAGATACGAGTTAAGTGCTGCCATTAAAGATAATGATTTACTGGATAGAGTTACAATGGGTTCCGATTTCAGAGACGAAGTTCGTGCATTATGCGATATGTCTTTAAATCAGTTTCAGGTACTTCTGTGTAAATTAAGGAAAAGAGGGGTTTTAGTAAACGATAGGATTCATCCCAAGTTGATTCCGAATTTGATAGCTGACAATAATACAGGTTGTTTTAAACTGTTATTGCTTTTTGACTTCGAGAATTATGCAAAGGTGGGAGAAAATGTGTAAGCAATATGCTAAAGAAAACGACTTACCATACGAAGACGTTAGAGAGATATACAAACTGTTTTTCGAATATATAAGAGACACGATACGCGAATACGATGTTTTTGCAGATTACACGAAAGAAGAGATTGCAAGAAAATTCCCAAAGTTTCATATCCCCGGTATAGGTTCGTTTTATTTAGATTACGTAAGATATCTCAGGAACAAAAAAGAACACAATATAGTAAAAGATGGAGAAATACAAGATGAGGATGATAATCGAGGCGAGCGACTTGAAGAATAATATGGTTCGTCTTGATAAAGGAATCAAGAAGTTTACAGCAAAGGGAACGCTTGATCCGACTGTCTTAGCTCTGATGAAGGCGCAATACGAGCATATGTGCGCATATATGAATACTCTGCTTCTGCGTTGCGAGATGCTGTTCGCACAAGACGAGATTTATAAACTTTATAACATATTAGATAATGATACCAAGAAAGATAAGGCCAACAACTAATCACATCGTTACAACGATGGATAGATACGAAGAGGATGATAGCAAGTTAGTTTTAGACGTAAAGGAGTTAGCTGGCACTGTTAAGGACACTCAAAGGGTCGTCGCTATTGGCCCACTTGTGCGCGATATTAAGGTCGGTGACTACGTTAGGATTTGTCCAGACAGATATATTAAAGTGAAGCACTCTCTCGCAGAGGAGCTTAACGAAAAAGAGATGGAGATTAAAATCAATTTCCCGATAGTTGATTTGGAGGATGGAAGATATCTCTTCTTATACGAAAGCGATGTCGATTATATTATCGAAGAGTTTGCACCAGAGACTACCGATAAGATATTATACACTCCGCCAACAATTATAAAATAATGTAAAGCCCGGGTCTAATCCTGGGCTTTTTTGTTATGCACTTAATAGAATACGAAAATTACGAAATAAAGATATCTCCAGAGGCACTGTTAGTGAAGCCGATTCGTGATATTTGGGAGGCAGACAAGTCGAAAAATAAAGAATCCTTTATGCAGCAGATGTCATTTATGTTTTTTATGGTCGACCCAAGAAGCACATACAGTTATATCACGGATTTGAAGGAAAGGGCGGAAGAGATTATTACACAAGAAGGGTTGCCAGAAAAGTTTGTGCCTTCTTCTGCTTTAAAGAAGGCAATGGAGGTATACGAAAAACACACTATAACATCGTCTTACGCTCTTCTTGAGGCCGCAAAGATAGCCGTAGATAAAGTTGGTAAGTTCCTTAAAGACGTAGATTTAAATACGTTAGACGAGAAAGGTAAGCCAGTTTATACTATCAATTCAATAACATCGGCAATTAAACAGATACCTCAACTTGCTAAGGATCTCGTAGAAGCAGAGAAAGTTGTTGCCAAGGAAATTGAAGAGAAGGGTCGTGCTCGTGGCGGTAACAATAAGACCGTCTTTGATGATGGCTTCGATATAGCAGATATGTCATGATAATGAATTACATTCAGACGCCATTAGAAGCGTTGAAACTTGAGGAATACCCGCAAGAAGTACAAGACCAATTCTTTGATTGTCTGAATAACATACCATATATACGTTCTCTTATTGCAGCGGATAGACCGAGAGCGAAAGACTTACCAAGGGATGAACAAGGACGTATAATCGTAGATGTAACAAAACCGCATATACTTGAGAACATGGATTACTTTAGGGAGGCTGGCATTCACTTTCAACAAACAGGTAGATATACTGACTTGAGAGTGAATGCTAATCCTAATAGCGAGTATATGAAGTGGCTCATACGCGAGATTGATCGTTGCCATAACGGTATGGTACGAGAAGAAGACGGCGAGTGGATTCCTGGAGATTTCTACTTCTTCTTGAACTATATGCCAATTCAATTAACAAAGAAGTTAGATGATGGTTCAAGCGCATCAATGCGTGTTATGGACTTACCAGATACTTGGGAGGGGCACTATTATAAATACCACTATTTATGGCAAGCAAGAAAGAATGGCCATCACGCCGTTGAATTAGCTCGACGTGGCTGTGGTAAGTCTCAATCTGTGGCACAGATGCTTACTAAACGGTTCTTGTTAGGCGAGAGTTGGAAGAATAATAAAAAGGTGACTTGCTATATTACTGCTTCTGACAGAAGTAAGCTTGTGGGTGGTGACCAGACTCTAGATAAATTCCAATATGCCATTGACTTCTGCGCTGATCATACACAGTTCCCATCGAAGCGGCTTACAAATACAATGCAGAATATGATATGGCAGACCGGCTATATTGATTTGGATACTGGTGTTAAAAGAGGTACTCTTAATTCGGTTGTAGGTCGTTCGTCTAATGCCGACGTGTCTAAACTTCGTGGATCTCGTGGTGTCCTTTATATAATGGAAGAGGCTGGTTCATTCAGTAACTTGCTAGAGATTTATAATAACCTACGACCGTCTGTCGAGGATGGCGCTCGTGTGTTCGGCCTTCTGTACCTTATTGGTACTGCTGGTGATAGTGAATCTGACTTCGCTTCTCTGCAAGAAATTATGTATCACCCTGATGGTTATAATGTACAAGGCAATCCAAACGTATACGATAAGGAGGGGCAGGGCAGAAAACAATTCACATACTTCTTTCCTGCTTATCTGAATAGAGCTGACTGCTACGACCATGATGGCAATTCCGATGTAACAAAGGCGTTATTAGAGGTGTTGTACGACCGATATAAAGTTAAGTATAACTCATCTAATATCAACGCTGTTACTAAACGTACCGCTGAAATTCCGATTACACCACAGGAGGCTATTCTTAGGAGTAGGGGCAATATCTTCCCTCAAAGTGAATTGAGCGTAAGGCTTAACCAGATAGATAACAATCCGTCCTTCTACGATGATGTATACTGTGGCGATTTAGAGATTAGCGCTGGTGGAGAAGTTAAGTTTGTACCGACTGCAGACAAAGCGATACACGAGTTCCCCACTAAGGATAACAAGATTGAAGGTGCCATAGAGATATACGCTATGCCGGAAGTGGGACAAGGAGGTAAAGTATATAGCAATAGATATATTATAGGCGTTGACCCTATTGATGATGACGAATCAGACACGATGTCTTTATATAGTACATTTGTATTAGACCTGTGGACTGATAAGATTGTAGCCGAGTATACTGGCCGTAAAATGTACGCTGATGATTGCTATGAAGTCACGAGGAAGCTTTGCTTATTCTATGGTGCGAAAGCATTATATGAGTCAAATAAGAAGGGTATCTACGCTTACTTCTCGCGCATGAACTGCTCTTATCTTCTCGCCGAGACGCCAGAATACCTGAAAGATAAAGACATCATTAAGACTTTAGGATTCGGCAATAAGGCGTATGGCGTTAATGCTACGTTACCAGTCAATAATTTTGCGAATAAGTTAATAAGGGATTGGCTTCTTAAGCCAGTGCCGAAGATAGAAAAGACAGAAAGTGGAGAAGAAATAGAAACTACTGAGTTCAATCTGTTTAATATCAAGAGTCGAGCGTTATTAAAAGAGCTTATCTTATTCAATCCAGATATAAATGTTGACCGAGTTAGAGCGTTAGGTATGGTAATGCTTTACCGAGAGCAATATATGATATTATACTCAGGCGACTTAGCGGGTAGCAAAAAGGATATAGAGCCAGATTATCTTGGTCTTGACGATTATTTCACTCGAAATTACGACAATAGATTTCTTGAAGATTAATTCCGAATTAAATTAGAGTCCATCACCTTTGAAAAGTGGTGGACTTTTTCTATATTTGCAAAATAAATTAAAAGAAATATGTCAGAACGAATAGGATTTCCTTCACAGCGAAAATCTTTTAAGGCGAAGAATAAAGCTTGGAGAAAACAGTGTGTTGACTGGGCGGATTCAAAGACATTTATAAATTACAGTCCGGTTAGAAAATCTATTGTTCATAAGAAGATAAATTATGATTTGGTGAACGGCAAACTTCATATGTCTGATTTGCAGTTGATTCTCAATCCAGACCATCTGAAGGCTCGTTTCATTCCAGACAACATACAGCATTATCCTATTATGAACAGCAAATTAAATCTGCTTCGAGGCGAAGAGTCCAATAGGATATTTGATTATCGGGCTGTAGTAACCAATCCGAACGCCTTATCGGAGATTGAAAACAAGAAGCAAGAGGCTCTACAGGCAGCTGTTCTTCAAGCGATAGAGATGTATCGCGAGGATGAAGACCGTTATAATAAAGAGCTGGAAAAGATAGCCCACCACTTCCAATACGAATGGCAAGACGAGCGTGAGATTATGAGTAATTGCATTCTTCAGCATTACTCAAAAGAGCAGAATTTTAAGCTTAAGTTCACGCAGGGTTTCATGGATGCAGCCATTAGTGGTGAAGAGATTTATCAGTGTAGTATACAAGGCGGCGAACCCATCCTTGAGAAGATTAATCCATTAAAGATTAGGGTTTTCCGGTCTGGCTTCTCTAATAGGATTGAAGACGCTGATGTTATCATTCTTGAAGATTATATGTCTCCCGGCAGAATCGTGGATATGTATTACGATGTTCTGTCAGAGAAGGATATCAAGAAGATAAATGACGCACCTAGCAATTTCGATGGCGGTACTGATGCTCTCGATAACTACGACGAGACTAAGGGATTCGTTAACCTCCACATGGTTGACGACACCATCACCACTGGCGAAGATGGGATGGGCGAGTATTGGGATCCGTTTAATGTCTTTGCTGATGGCTCAGACGACTCTCTTTTGCCTTATGATACGAATGGCAATATCCGCGTTATAAGAGTCTACTGGAAGTCGATGCGTAAGGTTAAGAAGATTAAGCGCTACAACCCAGAGACTGGCGAAGAGTCATTCGATTTTTATAGCGAAGATTACGTTCCTAATACTGATTTAGGCGAAGAAGAGCAGACAATGTGGATTAACCAAGCATGGGAAGGCGTGAAGATTGGCGAAGATATTTATGTCAATATGCGTCCATGCCCAGTGCAGTACAACTCATTATCAAACCCCTCTAAGTGTCACTTCGGTATTATTGGCTCAATATATAACATCATTGACGCCAAGCCATTCTCGCTTGTTGATATGATGAAGCAGTATAACTACTTATACGATGTCGTGCATGACCGTCTTAACAAGATGATGGCTCACAACTGGGGTAAGCTCGTGCGATTTGATTTCGCTCAAGTGCCTAAGGGTTGGGATGTCGATAAGTGGATGTACTATGCGAGAGTTAATGGTCTTTATATCACAGACTCCTTCAAGGAAGGCAATTACGGTCAATCCACTGGTAAACTTGCTGGCTCATTGAACAACAATACAACAGGCGTTATCGATGCCGAGTTTGGTAATTCAATACAGTCCCAGATTAACTTACTTGAGTTCATCAAGCTTGAGATGTCCGAGATTACTGGTATCACAAAGCAACGCGAGGGTAACGTTAGTAACAGAGAGACCGTTGGCGGTATTGAGCGTTCGAATCTGCAGTCGTCTCACATTACGGAATGGTTATTTGCAACGCATGACGACGTGAAGAAACGCGTTCTTGAGTGCTTCATTGAGACCGCCAAGATTGCAATGAAGGGTCGTAAGATTAAATTTAATTATATCCTTCCAGATGGTGCTCTTAAGATGATTGAGATTGATGGCGATACTTTCGCCGAGTGTGATTATGGCATTGTCGTTGATTACTCTGATGGCATGCAACAACTGCATCAACAGATTGGTCAACTCGCTCAGGCAGCACTTCAGAATCAAGCTATCTCTTTCTCTACAATGCTCAAGATGTACAATACGACATCGCTGTCAGAGAAGGAGCGCCTTGTTGAACAATCCGAGCGCGAGATGATTGAAAGAGCGCAACAGGCACAACAGCAACAAGCGGAACTCGAGCAACAGAAAATGCAGGCTGAGGCCCAATTAAAGGAGGCCGAGATGCAGCAACAGGATATGCTTAATCAGCGAGATAATGATACTCGACTGCTTATCGCTCAGATTAACGCTGCTCAGGCGCAGCAAGCCGCATCGACCGATGGTATTGTTGAGCCAGAAGAGATGAGCGAAAACGAGCGAGAGAGTTTACGGGAGAAGATACGCGAATTCGACGAAAAGATAAATCTTGATAATCGGCGGTTAGAATTCGATAAGCAAAAGCACAAGGACGATATTGCGGTAAAGCGTATGGCTATAAGACGCAAACCGTCTTCTAATAGTTAATAAATATGCCTTTACATAGAAATACATATTCGTTTGTTTATCGCGGAGAAGACTGTCCTGATTCTAAAGACGTTATTTGGATTCACCACGACAAGAAGAACGACTTAAGTTCTCCTATTGTGGCGGAGATATGGATACGTAATGAATGGCGTCCATTCTTATGGGGGGCTGGAGCCGATTCAACAGCCGAGTGTTGTTGTTGCGGCTCCCCCTTCGTAAAAGATGAGGGAAAGAGCTCAGCAGTAATGCGTGCCGCTAGTGCTGTAGCAAGGGGTAAATACTCTTTCGCGGCTGGTAATAAGACGGCGGCATTAGCTGATAGGTCTATCGCTATTGGCCACGGCGTAGTCGCTGATTATGAGGGCGAAGTCGTATTAGGTAAATACAATGAACGATCTGGACCGTATAAGTTCGTCGTTGGTGTTGGTGAAAGCGATACCGAACGCAAGAATGCGATTATCGTATCTGACACGAATGAGGTTATCTTTTACAATAATTTAGATAATAAATATTATTCATTAGGTCAGATTATACAATCAATTGGACGAGGAGAAATCGTTCAAGAAGACTTCATCCTTTCGGGTAGAACAGTCGAGATTGTCCCAGATGTTTAATAAATAAATACATAAATATACATGTGTGATAATTGTTGTACGCCTTTCATAGAAGGCGAGGGGTGCGCTTCCGCACTCCAAAAACGCGCCAGTAATGTTGCGTCTGGTGATTATAGCGTCGCGACTGGTCATGGCACGATTGCATCAAATGAGGGCGAGATGTCCACTGGCACTTATAATAAGCCCAATGATGGGCAAGTCTTCTCTGTTGGTGTGGGAACTTCAGATTCAAATAGAATGAATGCCATTCAAGTTAATAAAGACGGTAGTACATCATTCTTATATAATGGTCGTATCGTCAAACTTACAGATTTAATTCGTAACGTTTCTCCGAGTGGCCAGATTGTCCTTGATGTACAAGGAGGTTATGTCGTCGTTTCTTATGACGGTGGGCAAACATACCATAATTTAATTGCCATAAGCGAATTAAAAGGTGATCCCGGCATTACGTCTGTTGTAGCACAAATTGATTCTACAACTCAAGAGCTTGGTGTTAGGGCTATACTTTCTAACGGTATCTTAACGCTTATTTTCTCTGGCCTTCAGAGTAGTGGTGGTACGAGCAACGTAGCCGCACTTAACGACCTTACTGACGTTACTATCACGTCTGCATCTAATGGCCAAGCACTTGTCTATCGTAATGGAGTTTGGAAAAACGAAACGATTGAAGGTGGCGGCGGTGATACTCCGACTCCCGGCGAGCCAGGTCGTTCAATAACTGGTACTCAACAGTGGTTTAAGCTGAGTGATTCATTATCGGTTACCGCTCCTGCTCTTTCAATTGCTGATCCTAGTACGGTCGCTGGTGGTTCTTGGACTACGAGTCAGTTAACTACGACTGAGCAACTGCCTTATCTCTGGACATTCATTCAGTATAACTACGACAAGGTATTAGAAACCGGCTACATGTATAGTCGTAGTAGCGCTTGGAAAGTTAGCAATTACAACGCAGATCCTTCTGATGAGTATGAGGACCTTCAACGGTCTATAGCTGGTATCTACGCCGAATTACGTGCAGATATAGACCAATACGGTGTTGACCTGCAGAACTTATCAAATGCTCTTGCCTCTCTTCGCACATCTGTTGAGGGCACGATTACAACCGAGTTAGGTCGTTTAAGGGACCGTCTTGCTAGCATCGACGCATCAGAGCTTAAGATTATAGAAGATGACGGCTTATGGTATTTAATGACAAGCTGGACCGACCAGACTGGCGCAAAGAAGGCCTTTGCTGATATCCTTGCTGATGCTCAGAATGCAAAGATTGCACTTGATGCTGGTTCTACTTTCTTCGGTGCAAATGGCCATGTTGGCATTACGCTGAATGGCATTGAGTCCGCTCTGTCTGCCACAGCCACGAAGTCTTATGTCGACTCGGCTATCGCTTCTGCTCAGTTCTCTGTTGATCCCGCATCTCTGCAAAGTGTCATCTCTAAGGGACAGCAATGCTGGGAAAAGAATGGCGTTCTTTATCCGTATACTCTCCACATAAATGACGGCAACGGTTTCCAAAACCTCGTCGACTACGAGACTTATATGGGGAAGAGCCCGACACAGGGTGGTCCTTCTTCTGATGCTCACGGTCCGGCTGGTCCGTTTACATTAGTCGCTGTTATTGGTCAGATTTCTCAAATAAAACAAACGGCAGATTCCATTTCTGCTAGCGTGAGCGAGCTTCAATATATGTGGCGTAACGGTAATGACATTTACGATTTCTTTGATGATGATCTCGTTGCTGCGTATAATAATCGTAACATGAGCCTTTATGGAAGTTATGACTATGAACCGTATATCTTAAATGTACTTGGTTACGAGAAGGTTCAAGTTAGCGAACTTCTGTCTGGTGTGACTCAAAAGGCGGATGAGATTGAAGCTATTGTTGGCAAGGTTGATAAGATTTGGAGTAAACCAAAGGCTAGTGGCGGTTACGAATATCAGAAGTATGCTGTCCCGTCCAACAAGACGGCTTCTCAATACGAATCAGAAATGCGTAATGCCGGGTGGACATTAACGACTTATGCTGATGAGTTCGGTGTATTCAGCCTAACCGACGATAAGATTGCCCTCGCTGTTAAGAAGTCCAAATATGTATGGATTGATGATTCACTTGCGGCAACTAGTGCTGATTATTGTAAAGATTACGATGCCTGGCTTTCAACTTATGAGTCGTCCTCCTATTCTGGTACATATGAACAATATGTAGCTCAGTATCATCCCTCTTATACGCTCACTCGTGTTGCGGATTCGATGTCTCAGATTAAGCAAGAGTCTAATAGAATCACTAGCGCTGTTGCAAGTATCAATATTTTAGGTAGTCGTGTTTCTGCTGCTGAGCAAACGGCGAATAATATCTCCGCGAGTGTTGCCAATATGAAGAAGGTGTGGAAGAACAGCACGACTGGTGACATCAAAGACTATGATGCTTATCGTAATGCTTATAATAGCTCCGGCTCTTCTACTCCATACGAGTCTTGGGTTCCTGCCAACTATAGCGGCTATGCACTTAGTGAGGTTGCGACTGAGCTCGGTGGCTTAAGCGTAAGAAGCGATAAGATTTGGGCAGGCGTTGGTGATGGTAATGATGTTGCGGCATCAATTTCTATACTTAAGGGACTTGGCGTACATAACGGTAAGATTGTTCTTTCCGCAAACAAGGTGGAGGTTGATGGTAGCTTATTCTCTAATTTCATTTCTACTAATACCGACAACGATTCTTATATTGAGATTGAAGATGGTTTTATTCGCTTCTATGACGATAATGGCAATCTCCGCATTAAGATGGGACAAGACACTGGCGATACTTCTCCTGTGTTGAATTTCTATTCTGCGAGCGATTCAACGAATCCAATATACAATCTCGGTCCTGACGGTATAATGCAGTTAGACTCCACTTTCGCCGCACCAAGATTTTACGCTACAAGATTCTGGCATTTCTCTTCCATCTCTACTGGTGATAGAATTGTTTGTATAACGCAAGATGCCGCCCATTATAATTATGGCAGCGGTGCTGTTTATTCTGATACTCCGCTGTATTGGTTCAAGTATAGCGATGCGATGAAGGTTATTTGGCTTACTCAAAGTCAGTCTGTTATTCAATATCAGAACCCGGATACAGGTCAGTACTCATCCAGTACAACGAAGTATAATGATAAATACTTCCTGCAGGGCGACTTCTCTTATAACGCACCTGACGGATATTATGTTATCGACCCTACTCTCTGGACGTCTCCGTCAACGTATGCCGTTCGTGCAACTGCGTTACGGATTGTTACTCAGAGTGGCACAAAGAAATACTACTATGGACAGATTGATATGACAGTAGATACTACAGATATCGACCATGGCGGAATTTCTGGAACAGTTTCAGAGATTAAGATTAATAGTTTATTTGAATAGTAATTATGGGAAGAAAGATTAAAAACAACATGGAGGAAGTTGGCTTAGCTTTTGCCATGGGTGCTCTCGCTGCTGGTGGCGTTATTGGTGGCGCTGGCTCTCTCAACTACAGCCTTAACGGCGATGGTGGTGTTCTTTATATAATTGCGGGTATTATTGCGATTGCAGACGCGGTCATTGCGACTGTTGCTTTCTACAATAAGTTCCTGAAACCGATTGATTAACTGGTGAAAAAATACATAATCATCTTTCTCACAGCTCTGGTAATGGCTTCTCTGTTATGTTACTTCATAAGTGACTATCGCAGACTGAGAAGCCGTTACTCAGACGCGAGAAACAACATTAAGGCGTACGAACAGTTATATGATTCAACTGTCAATCAAAATCGCCGATTCGAACTTACTATCGATGAACTTAACTACAGTAGGGACTCGATAGTGCAAGAACTGAATAAGGTACGTAAGGAAAACAAAATACTCGACAAAAAAGTTAAGAGTTTATCATACGTATCATCTGTCGTCGAGATACACGACACATTAAAACTCAAGGATACTCTTCGTATTTATGAAGGGGCATCCATTGACACGGCTTTTACGTCTCCGTGGTATAATATTGATTTCCATTTGGCTTATCCAGATACTTTAAGTATTGGTGTTTCCATTCCAAGCGAAAAGTATATTATAGCCTCAGCAAATCGTGAGACTATAGACCCGCCCAAGAAGTGTTTTTTGGCCAGGTTATTCCAAAAGAAACACACCGTAATTGATGTGGAGGTGATTGAGAAGAATCCTTATATTAGGGCTAATCAATCGCGATTTATTGAAGTCGTTGATTAAAATGGAGTATGACGGTGGCTTAACCTATTCTATTCTTACTTCTATTACGAC